TATCTGCCAGGTTTGAGTTCATCGCAATAGACCCGTCAATAGTGGCTTTGGTCATTTTTAGTATTTCCTCCATAGAGAAACCCAAACGGGCGTAAGCCTCCTGGAGTTGTGCTGTTTCAAGGGCTGTCCTGGCTGTCGTTGCACCTAAATATTTTGCGTTTTCCTGGAGTGCTTTAGTTTCCTCCGAAGTTTTGTCAAGAACTGACGCCACAACTGCCGACTGAAACTCAAACCCCATAAAAGTAGTTGTAAGTTCCTTAAATAAATTTACAAAACCTTGCAACCCAACAGTAACTCCAAATGCACCAGCCAGGGCGGTGCCAAAATTATTAACCGCCTGGGTATAGTTACCTACGTTTCTAAAATTATCCCCTACGGTCTTGTCTAACTGCTTTAATTTGGCGTCTCCTTGCTGTGCGGCTGCCGTTACTTGCTTATATTGTGCCGCTAATGCTCTATACGCTGCGGTATTTTTCTGACCGTTAGCCTCCAGGGATAACATTTGTGCTCCCAACTCTTTGCTGCGGTTCTTTAATTCCCTGGTATTTGCCTCTAATTGCTTGTAAAAACTGGCTTGGTTTTGAGCACTTTTGGTTGCTTTGTCTCTTTCCTTTGACAATCTTGCCTCCTCTTGTGCCTCCATTTTAGCGGTTCGTAGAGTTTCTTGTTTAACTCTTTGTTTTTGCTGCTCTATTGCCAACAATTCCATTTCCGCCTTCGCTTTGGCTGACAAAGTAGTTTTACGCATCTGGTCGATTGCTTGTGCCTCTTTGCTTAATTTGTTTATTTTTTCCAGGGATGAAAGTAGTTTGTTTATTTCCCTGGTGTTGCCAAATTTGATACCTCCGATTGTCTTTTTTAATTCCTCCGCACTTTGCTTTAGTTTTGACCGCATATCATCCAGGGATTTTAACGTTTTTGCCGCACTTTCCCTTATCCCTTTAAAAATATCCTCGTTTTCAAAAAGGTCCCTACTACTAATTTTTTTTGCCATTACTTATTTTATTATATCTTTCGTACTCTTTTAACATATCGAAATATGACTTTACACTTATATTTTTTGTTACTATTGCGTACCCTAACCATTTCGATAAATATACCAATCCCTGCTCCAGGGATACGCCAGTTCCCCCCGAATTCATCATTGATTGTAACCTTTGGTTTTCCATTTCAAGTTTTGTCAACTGGAACCTATCATTGGTTATTACATACTCCAATTCAAGCATTGCCACCCTCCTCATTTGCTCTAACATCCTGGAGTATAGTTTACCCAATCCGTAATGTTCTATGTACTTGTCATACATACTTTCCCAATAAAACTGGTCGCTTAATGCGTTTCCTTTTTTTATATTTAATCGTATATACTTCATATTTCCGTCTGTGCATTTTAGCCAATTATACAATGGCATATCATCAAGGTCCAAGTAATAACCGTTGGAGTATAATCTTTGCCTCCTCCGTAGTTTTTTTAACAAGTTTTTCTTTGCTGCTTTCAGTAAGTCCAATAATGCCTTCACCATATCTGTAAAATAAGTTTGTTTGTTCTCCATCATCACCGATTTTTATAGGGTCGGCATTGATTTCAATATAGTCAGAATTTACACGAATATACATACTTTTATAAAACTGTCCCGTATCTTTGAGCGTATAGGGCGTTCCTGCTTTTTTCCTTGGATTGATTTTTTCGGTAAATTGAGAATAGAAACCGATAGTGTCACCGTCCTCGTCCTTCCCTTTTTGGAGTTGGTCCTTTTGTATCAACTGCTCAATTATGAACTTTCGCATAGCAGGTTTACGCATTATCTCCAGGAAGATAACCCGTTGTGATAGGCTGTAAGAAACTCTATTAATTAACTGCTTTAGTGCATCCATACCCCAAAGTTACAAAGGATAAAATACATTTTTTACATCGAATAAAAAAAGGTAAATTGCTTAAAATATCATCTTTTTGCTGATTATTTTGTAATAATATCCAATCTTGTGAGGCGTGTTTTCGTGCGTTTTACACGCATTTAGCACTTTGACATATCATATATCATTTTACAAACGTACTCATTAATGCCCACCCAGTAAGGGTTTCACAGTGCCTATTTTTTAAACATAAAAAAAGGGTAAACCGTAGTCTACCCTCTTTGTTTGATAAGAAAAACGTTAAACGCTCTCCTCTTTTGTTACCGTATTTGCGGATTTTCGAACTGGCGTTTTGACGTATTTATCCCTCCAGGATATAAACGCAGCCTCCCACTCTTTCGCTTTTTTGCTGTTTCCTTTCGACAAACTTTCTGCGAATTTCTTTTTTGTGTCCGCATCCAAGTTGGAGAACCAAAGTGCATTCACACTAACGCTCCCGAACTTCACCGAGTTTGCAGACTGGAATAATGCCACAATCCTTCTTTTTGGTACGCTCAATTCAAACGTTTTAAACGCCTCCTTTATGGAGGAGAATTTACGCATACTTTGGTCTGTAAATGGTATCTCTCTTGCTGCCATAACTCCAGGATTATACTCCAACAAATGATACTACGCCACTAAAACCATCCTTTAAAAGAGTTAAAGTATAGTTCTCTCCTGCTACGAAACCGAACGCAAGTTGGTAGTTTCCAGTTGATGTTTCGGTAACTGACGTGATAACTTCGATACCATTCGTTGCACTTTCCAACTGGAAGTCTGCCAATACCGCACCACTGAAAAGGATAGGGTTAAGTGCAGTTCCATAATCAAAAGTAGCACTAAAGTCGATACTCGCACCTAAAGATGAACCAGTAATTTCCAAGTTAACGTCGATTAGTCCGCTCAAAGTATTGAAATCAACACCTGCCTCTCCTGCTGTTATCATATACATAGTAGACTCGTCAAATAATCTATCGAAGTCAAAACCTAACATAATTTTCTGAACAGTTGAATCAGTTGCGAACATAAATTTAGGGTCCCAAGATTGTGCATCCACTGGGATAGGATAAAGGAAGTTACCAACCTTTGAACCAATTAAGTTTCCAGTTACATCCACTACATAGATACCAAAACCTACACATCTTCCTGCCTGGAGTTTACCTAATAAGGTCGGAGTAGAATCTTCTCCCCATAACTCCCCTGCAAAAGAACGCTTACCTTGACGTAAAAACGCCATTCTTCCACTGTTAGCCTCCTCAAATTGTGAGTCTGCTTTCGCTAGTTCTACGTTCTCAAACAAAGGAAGTGGGAACCATCTCTTGGAGGCATCCAGTTCATTTACTAAATCATTCCATACTGGTAGTGCTGCGGTCAAATCAATACCGTTTAACACTCCTGCGTTATCTTTCAAGGGCACCATTATCAAAGATGCCGTTACGCTTTGGATAGGCACACACCCTGGTCTGCCTGTGTTGGATAAACCAACATTACAATTACATCCTGCCATTTTTTCTATTTTTTAAACAGTTTAACATTTACAATTTTCTTTATATTTTGTGAGCGTAATGCTCAATTCTACGCCACTTAAATTAGCGTCCAGGATATTGCGAACAACCCCACTCTGCTCCTCTACTCCAAATCGAGTAAAGTTAATTATCTCGTAGGTATCAATCGTTTTGTATCCTCTGTTTTTGTTTACGGTTTCAATAAACAATTTACATAACTCTGCCATCGGTTCCACCACATTTGAAATATGGTCGGCTGTATAGTAATCAGTTATGTCCGTTTCATCCAGGAAGAAAATACGCACCTCGCTTTCCCAATCAAACACCGACTCTCTGCCATACTTGAAGTATCGAATATCGTGCAGTAGCCAAATCAAAGGTGTTTTTTTCATTAGGTCGCTTTCTGCAATAGTCCACTCTCTGTTTGCTGCCAACCTTGTGCCGCTTATGTAATACGGTTTTGGCAAGTATAGCAATCCAGTTGCCTCTCCTGCTTTGATATAGTTGTCAGTATCTACCTCTGTTATAGTGTACTCAATATCGTCGGCATCCTTTACAGATTTGCCAGTCCTGGCGTATTTAGTTTTGCAAGTTTCGGTCAACATCTCCATAGGGATATACTGTCCCTGGATAGTGTTGTCTATTTGCGTTACTAAATCTCCAATATGCACCGAAATATCTCGTATCATAACCAGTAGTTGTAGAGTTTCCTTACTCCCTTAAAGTTTTCGTATCCTTTGCCAATATCCTCAACCGTTAACTGTGCGGTTCCATCCCCCAAGGGAACGGTAAGCACGTCCCCAACCTTGTAGTTTGCTCCTTTATCTACGTATGTAACGCTCTGTATTTCTCCTAAAGTAACAGAAGTAACCGTTATCTCTGCGTCAACATTTCCCCCTTGCAGGGTTAAAACATCGCCACCCTCGTATCCGCTCCCTCCATCTACAAGTTCAAGCGTAAAAACTGCTTGTGAGGGGTCTAAAGGGTCAACAGTTATAGCAAACAAGGCACCAAGTCCGAAACCTCCAACAACGCCGTATTCTCCATCGCTGTACCCAGTTCCAGGAACAGACAAGTATTGTCCGTCAATAGTTCCAACTCCGTTTGTATCAACATCGACCACCGCTCCATCTCCAGTAACTTCACTTATGTATTGAGTTGTATAAAACCAATCGTCTACATATAGTTCTGCGTTTAAATCGCCATCTTGGATGTATAGCGTGTCTCCGATTGTATAACCACTGCCAACTTCTACTATTGTAACAGATGCCACTCCCCCTGCTCCGTCTCCTACATAATCAACCGTTGCTCCAGTTCCAGTTCCTCCGCTTAACAATACATTGGATGCCGCAACAGAATAGTTGCTCCCTGGGAGTTGAACGGTTACTGCTCCAATACCTCCGTCAGTTACCTGCTCCGTTGCATAGGATAACGGTTGGTTAAGTTGGTCGGTATATCCGTTCCCCTGGACTGTTATCCCTAATGAAATGATTTGTCCAGTTGCAGCGTTGGAGTTTACCGTAATATACTCCTGGATAGCAGTAAAAGTACGAACCGCCTCGTTGTATCTTGTATACATCAAAGAGAACAAAGTATTCGTAACCTCGCTGTTTTCAGCCATCGGTTTAACCATCCCATAAGGGGTCATTTGATTGTAGAGGTCTTTGGCATACTCAAAGTAAATAAATCCTTTTAACATCTCCTTTATGCCCTCCGAATCAATGATTGTGTTTACCGAATTGTATGTCTGCCAGGAATAAAAATACATATTATAATCCTCGCTCATTGGGTAAAATATCTTTTCGTAGTTCGGACTTTGCGGCACTCCTCCAATCAAATCATTCATAAACTGGTTGTATAGAGTAACCCCCAACAACTCCTTGAGGTAGCGTGGCTCGTATCTATCAATATAGTCCTGCAATTTAGCGTTGTCGTATAGACCTTTGCTCAATGCATATTTGCCAGTAAAGTCGGAAATGCTAACTATCATCTTTTTACTTTTTTATCTCTCCGTATCCTTTTGTCAACAAAACAAGTGCGTCCTCGCTTGACACTTCGTACTCCTCTCCTTTTGGCATAGAGTGAAAGTTACCATTGGAAACGAAAATAACGCTTTCCCCTGGCTTAACTTCAAAAGATACCGTTGGAGTAGAGGCGTTAGCCTCCAGGCTGCTACCTTCCTTTTGCTTTTTATTTTTAAGTGCTCGTTTTTCCATTTTGCGTTTGATTAAGGTTTATCAATAGCCGCAATCGCCGTAGCAATATTTCCTTTGATGAATGCACCAAAATCGTTTGCTTTGATATAGTTAACTAATCTCGCCTCACAAAGAATTGATACAAAATTCTTTTGGAAATCATCGTTAACGTATCCAACAGAAATGTTCATATTTTCACGGAACTTTAAGTTATCTCGTTTCATATCTCCAACAAGGAACGTACCCTCTGTCATCCAGGTTGTAGGAACCACAGTAAGGCTCATCATTTGAGGCTGTCCAGTTAAAGGGTTAACAACGAATGCACCGTATGTATACTCCCCTTGTGCTGTTTTGGTCAAATGGATTTTCGCTACGTCTCTTGGATGCAAGATAATGTGCGTTGGCATAAACTTGTTTGTTTCAGCCTGGGCAATAGCACAACGAAGAACGTCCGCAATGTTTGCGTCTACCACAGATGCAGCAAACCCACCAGCAGCAAATGTTGTAGCATTCACAAGGATACCCTCCAAGTTAGCACCAACTCCAGTTCCGTTAAGCACGTTGTTCTCGATTTGGTCTGTAATCGTTTCCATCAAGTCTGTGTTGATTTCTGAACGTACAAAATCTAAATCGTCCAACATCTCTTTGGATACTTTAATCAAACCTGCTACTTTTTTTACCTCTTTGGTAACTTCCGCATACTTCAAATCTCCCTCTAACTTTGCCGCACCTTCACCAATCCAAGAGGCAGTAGATGCCAACGTTTGTTGGATGTAAGTAACGAATTTTGAGGATGTTGTTCCCCTGGATACCAAGTTCTGAATTAAAGGAACTTGACGAGCGATTTTGTTTACTCCTACTTCCAATTCAGTCAAGGCACGAGTTCCAGTATAATCGTCGATTATCGTAGTAGCCTTAACCTCTAAATCAAGGTTGTGCCCTCCTTTGATAACGTCCAATTTAGAACTGTATCCTTTAACAACTTGCTCTCCAACAGAACCTACTTTTTCTTCTTTTTGGAACTTTGCACTTTCTTTCATCGCCTCAAGTGCTCCCTCCATTTTGGCTACTGCCTTTTCAATTTCAGAACTTTTAATCTCCAAAGATTTTAATTCTGCTACTTCGCTTGACAACTTTGTCAAGTCCTCTTTTGTGGCTGCTTTCTGCATTGCCTCACCGAACATCGTGTTGATTTTTTCTACCACTTGTTCTGGCGTTACATTAGGATTTTCCATTTTTTTCCTTTTTTAAATTAAACATTTATTTTATTTACAACGGTTGCCCAATCAAACCCCTTTTCAATCGGCTGCTCCTCCAGGGCAGTAGGGGTAACCCCTGGCTGCATATCGGACAGTGACTTTAGTTGAGCGGTTAAATATTTGGCTCTCATTTCTAAACTGTAAAGGCGTTCGTCGCTCCCTTGACCTTTGGATAATGCTCCGATAACTCTAACTAACTCGTCAGATACTTGGTCTATGTATGCGGTTTTATTCTGCCCTTTAACTA